TCAGTGTCTTCGCTTGGCGTAGGATACAGCTCAAACTGACCATCAGCGTGGCAGTAGTAATAAGGCAGCCTAGTAGACACATCTTCATTCTTAGCACGAATGTCTGCGATAGCAGCGCGTGATGCCAAAGTGAGTGCTGATGTGCCGGAAGCCGTTAAAGTAAAACGGATCGTTTCAAGCCAGTCATTTGGCACCTGCATATACTGATCACCGGCTGACTGCTGACCTGATGAGCGTTGCTCCATCTTCCAATGGCGAACCTCACGATTCATCTGTGCTTCAGCCAACTGGATGAACGTAGGAATAACCGCCGTTAGGTCATCACGGTTAAGAAAATCAGCGACTGCTGTCTGCAAATTGGTGTAATTGGTAATCGCCATTACGCTGTCCTTAGTATGCGTGGTGTCTTATCTTCACGCTCTTTGTTGATTCGGTCAAGGATCATAGGTGTTGTGCCTACTGCTGATGCTAGAGGTACACCGCGAGATTGGATCGACTTTGTCATCTCTGGAGTCAGCGGCAAGTACCAGTTTTCACCTGCGTCCTGCATCTCAGGATCGTTGAGCTTAACCTTCTTCGGCTTGACACCGTATTCCTTGCCAATTGTTTCAAGGATAGATTTGAGCTTGTTTTCGTAAACTTCGTTGTACAGCTTGGCGTAGCGGTCAGACCATTGGTTAATCTGGTTCTGCGGATTGCTGAAGGTGATTCCGGCAAAGTCGCCTTTGCTTACTGCTCGCTCCATTGCCTGACGAACCATTGCCTTGATCCAACGCTCGTCTTTGAGTGGGTATTCAGCATCTGGCGCAGAGCCTGCTATTTCTAGGTTTTTGACATTACTGTACGCATCCCGTTTAGCTTTTACAGCTTCTGCATATCTCATCAAATCTGGATCATTAATTCCTTCATCTCTGAGCAGTTTCACTGGGTCTGCTGCGTCAGTAATCTCATCTAAAACGTGAAACTTGGCTGTATTAATGCGTTGGTGATTACGCCCCGCTTCAGTCATCTCAAAGTCCCTAAAACGAGCTTCCATCCGATCTAAGTGACCTGCATCAAGCTTTCTTGAGATTGCTTGAATATCTGGGATGTCAATATCATCTCTCAACTCAACATAAACCCGATCTGCTGATGCTTGTGCAGCATCGTAATCAGTATTGGCTTGCAGAAGCTCTTCCCTGTTTTCAGCCGTAGAGTATCCGCTCTGACGACCCTCTTGGTGTAGGTCAGATTGAATCTCGTCAACGTGGTAAACACTTTCTCCGTCAGCAGTTTCGCGAGATGTTGTTCTCATGTGAGAAACGTAACCTTCAGCAACGTCAGAGCCATAATGTGATGACTCGAATGTGCGACCAGACTTTGGATCGTAGGTCAGGATAACTTCTTCTAGTGGCTCGTAGTAATCGCTATCGCCTTGCAGATACTGCGCCCACTGCATTGAACCTTCGCCGCCATAGCCGTATGTGCCGCGGTTTATAGCTTCGTTTTGTATGCGAACTTCTACTTCATTTAGATCGTAAACATCACTAACGATTGTTGCGCCTTGCTCATCAACCACTCTGTAACCAAAGTCATCATTACCTTCAACACGATAAGTTTCACCACCAAACTGAACATCATGCTGAATTAATGGATTCTCGCTGTATCTCGCCTCATCCCATTGTTCAGCCAGATCATCCAAACGCCAATGATCGTCATTGCCAAGTATCTTTCCTAACTCGTCTACCCAGTTTTGTGAGCCACCGTTGTTGTATGCCTGTGCTAAAGCGTCTACTGCTTCCATTTCAGCATTTGCGGTTGATAAGCCCCTGTCTTTGTAAATCTTAGTGATCTCGTTGATTGTGTCAGTTAGCACCGGACTTTCATCAAAATTGCTGATAGCAAATGAATATGGATAATTGGGGTTTCTGCTTATTGCCGTTCCAATATCATCAAAAACAGCCTCACGATAATCATTGATTGCTGTACGATTATCACCGCCTGTGTACTCGGCGTATGGCATTTCATTCATGCCTTCATTGTCAAAACGATCCTGCAAATTCATTTCTTGCGAATCTGTCCTGTCGCCCCCAAGAATCACACGACTCATGCGCTCTTGTGGTGGTTCAACCTCATCAAACACTCTCTGAATATCGACAACATCGTGACCGTGCTTGTTCTTACGGGTGATGCTATCCAGATTTAGACCATGCTCCTCGATGTCGGCTTTGGTTACGCCCATTGCCTCAAGGCGTTGCATTAGTGAGCGTGGAGTAACGGATGCAGGAACATTTGGGTCATTCTTCAGGTCAAGCAGTGCCTGCTCTACCCGTGAGTAAGTGCCAGTGCCGCCGTCTTCGTTAAAGACACGGGCTTGTTGTGAAGGCTCACGCAACATTGGTGGTTCTTTTTCAACCTTTGGCGTGTCCTCAAGGATGCGTGGAACTGGCTTGCCACCAATGTAGCTCTGACGCTCTTGGCTTGGCATGATCAATCTGTTTTGCAGCTCAGCCTTATATTTGCGTAAAAGCTCTTGCTCTGCTTGGTTGTAAGCCCACGTCTGACGAACAGATGGAGAGATATGAGTACCGTCAGGAAGATTGCGCGGAGCTTCTTGGAAATACTTATCTTGTATCTCGTGAACTTTAAATGTGTGATCTGTACGATTGCGTAACTCAGCCAGAAGCTCATCATCTGTCTTGGCTAATTGCTGCTCAACAAACTGAGGATCAATCGGGATATTGGTGTCTTCATACTGTGTTCTAAATCTACCCTGACGAGTAGGTTTACGCAGTGGCTCTAGTGCAGGATTACGCCAGTCGGTGTTCTGTGTGATTGGATCACGAGCATCTAGGATGCGTGGAGTTGGCTTGGCAGCCTTACCTAATCTTGCCACCTGCGATGGACGAGCATAGTCAAGTATAGGTAGTGGAGCTGCGATGCGACCAAACTCTTCAGGCAAGTTATACACAGATGCGTCTTGCGAGTAGGTGCGACTCATTGGGGTAAAGTCGTAAAGCTTGCGTTCAGCAGTTGCCTCGTCAGGCAAGAATGATGGTGCCTCGTTGTAGGCTTCCGTAAATAGCTCGCCGATAGTCTTAACTGGACCTACATCATCTAAGCGATTGCGTGAGCGATCCTGAATCTTGCCGATTGCTGAGCCTAGCGCGTAAATGTCGCGTGGTGCTTCGATGCCTGCTTTGGCAACGCCGCGAAGCATAGAGCCTGCGGTATCGAGTGATCCGTAAAGAACCTCTTGTGCGCGTTCTAACGGAGTGTAGTCACGATAGCCAAACTGTGGATCGCTTGTATCCAGAGGATCACGTTGATCTTCTTGCGGCGTGGTGTCAACGCCAAGCATACCCATCAATTTATCGAAAAACAGCTCTGCCATCTCACGCCCCAATGCTTATAACTCCTAGCATTGTAACGGGTTTTTCAAGCTATGCCACCCCTTTCATGCCACGTCTGATTGGCTCACCCCAAGACTCTGCTCGGCGCACATGACCTGTAGCCAAATAGCGGAATGAGTCAGCCCCGTGGGATGTAAAGTCGTGGCGTGGTCTGCCTCGCCATGTCTTCATCTTCTCGTCAAAGTCACGTTGGTACTGGCGCAACATCTCGACACCACGATCACATTTCTTTTCATCAAACCAACAGCGATCAAGCATAGAGCGTACAGCTTGGATGCCATCGTCTACCCGTAGCTTCGGTGCGATCTCTACTGGGCGTACACCAAGATTATCCAGAGTTTCCAGACGACTCTTGCCTGTGCCAAGCTCTTTCACCTGTACGTCATGCGGCAGAACGTGCTGCTCGTAAACGTAGCCTTTCTCCTGTAATACCTGAGCGTAGTGATCAAGACCAACACCGCTATTCTCGTAATAGTCGATTAGATGCACATCACCATTGGGCATGAATTGTGCGAACCAGATGGCTGTGGAGTCTGAAAGTCCCAAGTCCCAAGAAGTTACAACACCTCGTGATTTATCGTAGCGAACCTCAGTGATCCTGCCGTCTTTGGTTGCCGCTTTCATCTCAGAGCCGTAGTAAGCACCAGAAATGGCTGCCTCGAAGCTGCACTCAAACTCCTGATCGTATCGATCCTCACCCATGATCTTGAGCGACTCGGCTAATTCTTCCTCGTCCACATAGCCGGTTTCACTCGCCTTGTGCATGGCGCAGTACCAAGACGGGTCTTCCTTAGCCAGATGGTAGGTTTCCCAGAATTCGTTCTTGCCCTTTGGTGTGCCAATGAACGTGGCTGATCCCTTGCGGTCAGTCAGAGCAGGACGGATAACCGTCTGCCAAGCATTCATCGGGAAGTCAGCAGGCTCATCAAGTACCACGGAGTCAAAATACAGACCACGCATAGCATCGTAATTGTCAGCACCAAACAGACGTAGACGCGCTCCGTTAGGGAAGTCAATCCGTAGCTCAGACTCGTTAATCTTGATATTCGGGATATTCTGGCAGTAATACTTTGCATAGTCCCATGCGATCGATTTAGCCTGATTGTAGTAGGGAGCAATGTAGGCAACCCGTACACGTTCACGCTTCAAGGTGATTGCAGTCTTAATCAGATCATTTACAGCCGCCACAGTCTTACCACAGCGGCGATGAGCGACAAGACAGGCAAAGCGTTCAGTGCGAGCGTGGAAAGGTTTCATCACCTCTCTAGGCTTGTACGGAATCTTGATCTTTTCCATCAGTCTTCCCAACTAAACGAGAAGCTGCCGTCAGAGCTAATATTGTCCTGCTGTACCTTGTCTGAGTAATCGTGATTGGCTAGAACGAGCTTAGCAATAGGAGCAACGTAGTCACCCGTAAGTGCGCGATTAAGTGCCGTGAACTCTTGTTCTGCGTTAATTTCTTCTAACGTGTGTAAAAACTCGTCATCAGAATTACCCCAGTTATATAGGGTTTTCTTGCTAACTCGTAATACTCTGGCTAATCCAACGACCGATGGAATGTTGTGTCCATCGATGAATTGCCATCCGCCATCAGCGTATTCTTGTGCCTGTTTTCTGATCTCGTCAGTTAATTTAGTTGGTCTTGCCATCTTGTTACCCTGTGCCAACGGCGTCCAAAGCGTAAGTGAATACTAACATACTACACAAAAAAAAGCCCCTAGCAAATGCCAGAGGCTGAATTACATAGTTGGTAGTTGGAGCGACCTTCTATGTACCCTTAGGAAAACAAGATGAAATGTCTTGTTCGATTAGTGTGGCTTAAAAGTCCAACACTAGCAAGCGGTTCTTGTCCACGCTGATAGTTTGCGTGTGATCGTCCAGTACCAGTTGAGCTTCGGCGGCATCTTCCATCTCGTCCATACCGTCAATGTGGCTGTACTGAGTCTTTAGCTCATCTAGCGTGTAGCTTGTCCAGTAGCAGCGGATAGCTGTGCGATCAAGCTCCATAGGCTCACCAGAATCTAGCTCAATCTCTTCGTAGTAGCTGACCAGTGCATATGCCTCTTCATACGACCATGAGGCATTGTAGTCATCCAGTAAGTATTGGATTGCCATTTCTTTGCTTAGATCGATGTACATCACTCATGCTCCTCTGCAAGACACACAACTTCATCGTGTGCTAGTGCATCGGTTTCGTCATCGAGGTACTTGGCAACTTCGACTAGCATGGCATCGAATGCCTCTAGCTTCTGCTCGTCAGTGAACTGAGTGACTGCAACCGTTAGATCGTAATCTTCAGCCAACTTGGTCAGCATAATGTCGTTCAGCTCGTCTTTGCGATCTTTGCTACGCATGATATCGCGGAAGGCTTCTGCCTTGCAGTCTTCGTATGTACCGTCATCGTAAAGACGTTCAATGATTTGTTCGCGGTAGAAAGTGTTGTAGCTCATCTTTTTTTGACCTGTCGTTTGTTGTTTTGACAGGATCAGTATCGGATATAATACTGACCATGTCAACATTTTTTTTCTTACAACATCGCATTTATTGACTCAAGCCGGTTGATGGCTTGCTTGTATCGCTTCTTGTCAGACAACTGGATGTACTTTCCCTCGCTCTCTGCCTTCTTGTATATGCGTAGGAAAAGCTCGTCTGAGGCTTTCTCAGCCAGTAGTCGTTCGCGTTGGTAATTCTGTCGAGAATCTGACGATAAAGTGTCAGAAAACAGACTCTGTGCTGATAACCCGACACTCAGTGCAACATCGATTCCTTTGGCTCCACAGGCAAAGCAGTAGCAGAGTAGCTTGCCATCTTTAACCGTTATGCTGAGTGACGGGCTATTGTCATCATGAACCGGACAACACGCTGTCCATTTGTTAGTGCCTACTAACTTTACTTTATCCAACTTACTCAGCAGATCATCCTGCATTCTTCCCCCTTGCCCACTTAATGTTCGTGTGCGTTATCCAGTTTTTAGTGTCTTGGCTGACGGTGTAAACCTCAGCCGGTTTTACCTTGCTGCCCCATACTCCGAAGCGATCACGGTATTTGTGTTGCGCCCATCCCTGCTTAAAACCCTTCTGTCTAGCGAATAGCATTAGCTCGCCGAGGAACTGTGCCTTCTCTTCGTTTGACACGGTGCGGTTTTCTTTCTTCTTGCCTTTGACCTCTTCCAGTAGTGTGCCGTCAGTTTCTAGCTGTGCCTTGACCGGCAGCTCGTAACCACATGAGCAGCGTAACCCAACAAATGACTGATAGCACTGCGGGCAACTACGGGGTTTACTTTCTTTCTTATCCTTGACCTGCTTTGACTCGCTGAATGCTTTCTCACCATCATCGAGGCTCTCAGGCTCTGTCAGGTGGGGCATACCGAGGCGTTCGAGGTTTCCGGCATGGTCTAGGTGTATGGCGTATTCTTTGCCCTCAGCAAGCCGCCAAATGCGTCCTGAGCGTTGAACCATAGAGATTTGTGACGAACACGGCTTACAGTCGATCAGGCAGCGTACCTGTGGCGCGTCATAGCCAGTGTTCAGCAACTGGGAGCAGGACAGAATCTTAAACTCACCGCGATCATGTGCCTCGTACAGCCAGTTTCGCTCCTGCTCATCCATGTAGCCGTCAATATGCTCAGCCGAGATGCCTGCGTCACGGAACATCTGCACCATAAATTTACTGTGCTTGATTGTAGGGCAGAAGGCGATGGTCTGACTGTCCTCACCATGCTTGACCCAATTCTTGATGATGTCGCCTGCTAGAACCTTGTCGTTCTCCATGCGTTTACCAACGTGATTAGGGTCAAAGTCTGTGCCGCCAGTAGATAACGCTCTACGCTTCAGACCCTTTACGTCAACCGATGCACCGGCGTAATAGCGAACAGGTGTCAGATAGCCTAGATCAAGCAGCTCCTCAGCCGTAGATGGTACGACCAGATCGGTGTACCACTTGCCTAGACCCTTAGCGAATGGGGTAGCGGATAGACCGACAAAATGTACAGCAGAATAGGCTTTGAAATACTCAATCTGTGATTCATACAGGACGTGAGCTTCATCGACTACCGCAAAGTTAAACTCTAGCTTATTGTGTCGGCGAGCCAGTGTCTGGATCGATGCGATCTGCACCATAGCGTTTGGGTTCCAACGCCAGTGATCGCCCTGAATCACGCCACAATCAATGCCTAGCTCGTCAAAGGTGTCCAGTGCCTGCTGTACCAGTTTGATACGGTCGCAGATAAATACACCCTTGATGCCTTTCTTAGCTGCCGTGGCAAGCATGAACGCTGCGACACGGGTTTTGCCAAACGAACATGGAGCTGCAAGCATCACCCGTTTGTGACCATTGCGGAATGACTCACGCAGCATTTCAATCGCTTGTTCTTGGTGTGGTCGCAGACTAATCATCGTTCTGACCTTAACTCGCTAACGCGGAAAAAGCCGTCATGCTCTGGGTAACAGTGGTGAAAGTATCGTGCGTAATACGCTCGGTGATTGTTCGATATTTTAAAAATGTCACCTTTTGTTTCTATATCGGTATGCCAACGGATTCGCTCAATGATCGCATTTACGCTGTAGTGATCGCGTCCAGAGTTTATTGCTTGAAACGTATACTTTACAAACAATTCCCAAACCTCTGGGTTTTGTTTATGCCATTTCCACCATGCGTATTTTAGACTTATTTTGTTATCCATCTTTTTCCCCATAGTTGTCATTTTAGAGGCTATTAGGCAACCCCTAGATGATTGTTCTTCGGTAGTCCCACAGAACCCAGTAATCAGCAACGATTTGTGGCGGCTTTAGCCGAGGCTCGTAACACCTCACCCCCGATTGCTCGGTTGCCTGATACGCTGTTTGTCCCGCCTCTTAAAGGTCGGGTTCTGCTTCTCGCTTTGTCTACGGGGCAGCACGATGCGACTGCGCGATGATTGCCGTAGCAATGCGCCAGAGTGCGTTTCAGTGTGGAATGAGGGGTTGTATGTTAGTGGACACTTACATACAATTACAGATAGGACGTGCCGGAGTGCGTT